GGCTTCACACCACAAATCGGCCCGGTATGGAAAGCTCCATACCAGGGCCAAATATTGATTTTATTGAAAAAAATGGTCGGAGTGGCGGGATTCGAACCCACGACCCCTTGACCCCCAGTCTTAAAATTCTTGTTTTATAGCCATTTATAGCGTTGCACACCTGCCCTCATACCCGCCTCAATCCCTTTCAAAATAAGGATTTTTACAACACCGTATACCTATGACCGCTTGACTAATTTGCTACCTCTGTCTAGATGCTGGCTACAATGTGGCTATAAAGTTCAGCGAGGCGGCTATGAAGCTCACGGCGGCGACGGTTTCGGAAATCATGGATTCGGCGGTTCCGAATAAGACCAAATTCTATTTCGACGATGATGTCGTCGGCTTCGGTATGTACCGGACGCCGGGCGGTACAGGCACATTCTTTGCCGAGTTTCGTCCCGTCGCAGGCGGATCGAAGAAGCGCATCAAGCTGGGCCGCGTCGGCACGCTGAAGGCCAATGAAGCCCGCGAGGCTGCCCGCAAGGCAATCTCCCATGCGGGGCTCGGTAAGGATTTGGCGAAGGACCGCGCCGACGAACGGGCCAGCGTTACCGTGAAAGCGCTGGTGGAGAAGTACATCGACGAGTTCGTCGCGGTGAACAAAAAGGCCAGTTCGGCCGAGTTCTACCGGATCATGCTGCGCAAGCATATCGAACCGCGGATCGGAACCACGAAAGCCGTAGCGCTGACCCGCGTCGATGTGCAGCGCGCTCATGCTGCGATGTCGAAGACGGCGCGGATATCGGCCAATCGAGCTATGAAGCTATTGTCAGCCGCTTACGGCTGGGGAGCGAAGATCGGCTATGTGCCGGAAGGCTTCAATCCGGCTTCGGGCGTTGACCTGAACCGCGAGGAAGGTCGGGAGCGTTTCCTGACGGTCGACGAAATGAAGCGGCTGGGCGAGGCGATGATTGAGGCCGAGACTGTCGGCTTCCCGGTCAATGCTGGCGATGCGAAGCATGCACCAAAAGGTCAGCGGATCAAGATGCACCCGTCCGTCACCGGAGCTATTCGACTTATCATGTTGACCGGCTGCCGCCTGCGCGAGATTCTGCACCTGCGATGGTCGGAAGTGGATATGGAGCGCGGGCTGCTTTTCCTGCCGGACTCGAAGACCGGGCGAAAGACCGTGGTGCTGTCCGCTGCGGCCTTGGCCGTGCTGAAGGAGATGCCGCGCGTCGGCATCTATGTGGTAGCCGGAGACAGCGCCAGCATGCCGGATGAGAAACCGCGCGCCGATCTGAAGCGGCCTTGGGCGGCGATCACGAAGCGCGCGGGGCTGGACGGCCTGCGTATTCACGATCTACGCCATTCATTCGCCAGCGTGGGCGCGTGGTCTGGCCTTGGCCTGCCGGTCATCGGAAAGCTGCTCGGTCATTCAGACGTTTCTACGACGCAGCGATACGCTCATATCGCCGACGACGCGGCCCGCCGTGGCGCGGACGTGATCGCGAACCAGATTGCTGATGCGCTGGGGGGGAAGTAATGGCAAAGCTGCCGCCCAATTTTTCGATGCAGGCCATCCCCATCGAGGCCGCGATAGAAGAAGGCCGTCCCGACGACGCCAAGCGCCTGATATGCGAGGTTCTGCTTTCGGGAAAGGCGGACAAGGTAGTTCAGCGCCTTGCCGCCGAAATGATCCGTCCGCCGAAGAAAGGCAGGGGCAGGCCCAAATCGCTGCCCCAGCACTGGTTTGATATCGGGAGCGACTACGATGATTTGCGCAGCCGAGGGATGAAATACGAAGATGTAATGGCCGAACTGGAGCGTCGTTACGGTTTTGCTGATGCTACGCTGCGGAAAGCGATTGCCTTCTACAATGAAGCAAGAGCGGCCCACGACGAAGCAACCGCAGAATATTACGATTAGTTTGCCTAAACTCGGCGAGCCGAAATCCGCATATTACGCCATGCCACCACAAGCCAAAGGAGGTGTTCATGGCAAACATGCGGGTACGACAGGCAGCCGAATACGTCGGCGTCTCGAAATCTCTTCTCGATAAACTCCGCTGTTATGGCGGCGGGCCGGCCTATGCCAAGCTCGGCACCAGCGTCATCTACAACAGCGACGATCTCGATGCGTGGGTAGCCGCTCGTCGCGTCGATCCGGCAAACGACAACGCCCGGATCGCCCGGAGGGCTGCCTGACATGATCCAGGACAGCCTCTTTGTCGAAGAGACTACGAACCTCGGCGCAATGCTGAGGGCCACCAAGAGAATGACCAAGGCAAGCCTTGGCGAATTGACCGTCCTGTCGCCGCAGAATGATCCATTCCGCCTCGACACCAAGGCCAACCATGTGAAGGGCCGATGGTTTCGAGACCGGATGGAAGAGTGCGGCCTTCTGGGCCGCGAGCAGCCGATTCATAATCGCGGGATTCATTATGCGATCGTGTCTCTGGGATCGGCGCGCCTGCCGAACGGATCTCCATATATCAACGATCTCGACTGTTGGGCCTTTCTGGAGGACGCATCGAATACGGCGCGCTGGCTCGGATATGTGCCGTGGGAGCGCATCTTTGATGCCCGGAACGCCGATCCGATTGTGCGGGCCGTCGATCGGGAGAAGCTGAACTATATCGTTCGGCCCGAGGACAATCCGTCGTGGCTCAGCCTCGACTCCTTATGGCCCGAGATGCGACTGACGGGCACGCAGACGCGGCAACAGTATCGGCTCGTCTTCTATGGGGAGAAGACCAGCCTGGGCAGCGTGCTCGACCCGCTGGCTGAGAACTACGCTGCCGACCTGTACCTTCCGTCCGGCGAGATATCGAACAGCCAGCTTGCCCGCATGGCTGCTGACGGGGCGGATGATGGGCGCGAGATGATCGTCTTCATCTTCGCTGACTGCGATCCGGCCGGATATCAGATGGCCGTATCCATCGGGCACAAGCTCCGGGCGCTGCGCGAAAGCCTGCACAGCAACACCTTGTCGTTCCGAGTGCAGGTTCCGGCACTAACGGTCAACCAGGTTCGCGATCTTGGACTGCCTTCCACGCCCTTGAAGGAAACCGAACTTCGAGCCGCCGGCTGGCGCGACCGATATGGCGTCGAGCAGACGGAAATCGACGCACTGGCGACACTTCGCCCAGACGCGCTGGAAGAGATCGTCGCCGATGCTGTCGACCCATTCTTCGATCACGGTCTTGCTGATCGAAACCGGGCTGAGAAGGAGCGATGGGAGGCAGAGGCCCGGCAAGAAATCGAGCAGGCTATCGGACCAGAACGTATCGCAGAGATGCAGGCGAACCTTAAGGCAAGCCTTGAACTTCTCCAATCCGAGGCCGACGCGATCAAAACCGAGATCGAGGGCGCGACAACAATTGTTCCTGCGTATGAGGCTCCGCAGGTCGAGATCGCCGCGATTCAACCGGCACCGCTCGTGTCCAGCGAAATGCCGCTCCACGAAGCAATCCGCATCCTGCGCGAGCGGAAGGACTACACCATCAACTAAGAGGAGGACCGCAGTTGCGCGTTCTTGATATTCACCCCGTAACCCATAGCGGTGACGGGAAATTCCCGGCCGTTGCCCGGTTTACGCTGGAAGTCACTTCCGACCTCCGGCTCCCGAATTGGACTCTTCGGCGAGCCCCGCGCGGCGATCATATCGTGCTGCCGCCGAACGCGATGGGAAAGCGGGCGGCGAACATCACCCCCGCTTTCGCCAGCCAAGTCACTGACGCGGCAGTCGCCGCATGGAAGGAGCTGTCGGCCTATGATGCTCGACATTAGATCAGCCGCCGCTCGTCTTGGCGGCGTTGTATCCGGCGGCAGGATACGCTGCCCCGCACCGGGCAAGGGCCGGAAAAACCGCAGCCTGAGCGTCAAGATGAATCCCGATGGCAGTTTCCACGCGACCGACTTCAGCGGCGGTGACTGGCGCGTCGCCCGCGACCATGTGAAGGCCGTGCTCGGCCTGTCGGATGACCGCCCCGTCGAGTTCCGCGTGCCCGCACCGCAGGTCGATCCCGAGCGCCTTGCCCGCCAGAAGACCGCCGCCGACATCTGGGCGCGCTCGATCCCCATCGCGGGAACGCTGGCCGAGACCTATCTGGCATCGCGCGGTCTGACCTATGCCGGCGATGCGCTGCGCTTCTATCGGGGCGAGCGCGCGATGGTGGGGCTCATCACCGACGCCATCACCGGCGAGGCCATCGGCGTTCACCGGACCTTCCTCGATCACGTCGGACGCGCTGTCGTGATGCAGGACGGGCGTAAGAAAAAGTTGATGCTGGGCGCCGCCGCTGGCGGCGTTGTCCGCCTGTCTGCCGATGACGAGGTTACGTCCGCGCTCGGTGTCGCAGAGGGTATCGAGACCGCGCTTGCGGTTCCGTTCCGGCCCGTGTGGGCATGCCTGTCCGCAGGCCAGCTTGCGGCCTTTCCTGTTCTCGCCGGGATCGAGGCGCTGACGATTTTTGCGGATCAGGACAAGGCCGGCCTCGATGCCGCGAACGCTTGCGGCGAACGCTGGCACGCTGCCGACCGTGAGGTAACAATGGCCGCGCCACTCCAAGGCGACTTTGCCGATCGGAGGGCTGCATAATGGCTCCATTGCCCACGAAGATTGAGGTACGTAACGAACCCGGCAAGCCGTTTCAGAAGCTGGAACCGGCGAATGATAACAGCCTTCCCGACGAGATCGACGCCGAAACCTTGCTCGGCATGGATTTTCCTCCGGTCCAGTACGTCGTCCCCGGATACGTGCCGGAAGGGCTGACGATCCTTGCCGGCCGCCCGAAGCTCGGGAAAAGCTGGATGGCGCTCGGCTTCGCGATTGCCGTCGCAACAGGCGGTGATGCACTTGGCGAGGAATGCGAAGCTGGCGATGCACTGTATCTGGCGCTTGAGGATAACCAGCGTCGTCTACAGGATCGGCTCGCCATGGTGCTGCCTCCTCCTCGATCCAGGCCGAACATGGCGCGGCTTACGTTGCGGACCAAGAACGCCAAGATCGGCGCAGGCCTGATCGAGTCCCTCGACGCCTGGCGCACGAAAGCCGCCAATCCTCGCCTGATAATCATCGACACTCTGTCGATGGTTCGGCCGCCGAAGAAATCTAATCAGGATTCCTATGCCGCAGACTACGACGCGATCTCGCCGCTGCAACAGTACGCGGGTGAGCATCGCTTGGCGCTCATCGTCGTTCACCACGTCCGCAAGGCCGAGGCAGACGATCCGCTAGAGGCTGTGTCGGGCACCAACGGCCTGACCGGCGCGGCGGACACGATTCTTGTCCTGAACCGGGCGACCGATGGGCCGAAGCTCTACGGGCGCGGACGCGATATCGAGGAACTGGAAAAGGCGCTCCGGTTCGACAGAGGCATCTGGGCGGTGCTCGGCGATGCTGACGACGTGAAGCGATCTGAGCAACAGCGCAAGATACTTGATGCCCTGACCGATGCCACCGGCATTCTGACACCGGCCGAGATCGCCAAGGAGACCGGCATTCCCGGCACGAGCGTCCGTCACATGCTTGGACGCCTCGTCAAGGACGGCAAGGCTGAGAAGAACGCCCACGGCCAATACAAGCTGGCGGGACGTTAGCTTCTATGTACCCCCGTCACACCCGTCACAACGTCACAATGGAATCCTTCGGATTGTGACGTGTGTGACGCCTGTGATGGGGGGGTAGCGAAAACGACATAGCAAAAAAACCGCCACCAGAAGCGGATCGACAGGAGAACACGTATATGGCGAAGCCACTGGAAAAGGCCGTCTTCGACGTCGCCCTTGAAGCCAGCAACGATAACAACCGCCTTTGGCTGGTGCGCAACGTGCTCGACGACAAGGACGATCACCGTCTGCCATCGCGCCGCGTTTCAGGCCGTACCAGCACCCGGTTTCATCGAGTCGACGGGAAGTGGGTAGCAATCCCGCAGGAGAAGGACGACACCCCGAGGCGTGAATCTACGCCGCAGGAGCGCGCCCTTGGCCGTGCCGTCGCTTGGCACAAGCGCATTGTCGAGGAAGAGCGCCTGTCAGCGATGCGAGCGGCCTTTGCTTGGCGTCAGTCAGTCGGCGATCCCGGCTGCAAGGATTTCCAGCCTCCTGTTCGCGTCAGTGAGAATCCACGTCATCGCGATCTGGCCGATGCCCTGCGCCCGCTCCTCGCATGGCGGTCGATCTCCCGGCACGAATACGGCCTGACAACGAACTGGCGCATCATCCCGAAGAACGGCGAGCACGGCGCTGACGAAGATGACGAGCCGGAAGATGGCGAGCCCCAGCGCCATCTTCAGCGGGATCGGCTGATGGAAACGCGCCCGCGCGAAGAAGAGATGATTGCAATGTATGGCGACGGGACGGACATCGTGCGCTATGCGGCCAAGAAGCGAAAGAGGCCGTCGCATTGGACCTGGCCGGCGAAAGGCGCCAGCATTCCCGCCCCGGCCGTTCGCATTGGCGGCCTGTGCTTTAGCAACGGCAATGCCGAGGAAAGCGCCTATGTCTGGCGCGGCGGAAAGCTGGTGAAGGGCAAGATCGTCATGCCTGCCGGTGCGCTCCTGCGGTATGGCGCAAGTCCTGACAAGAGCGGCTTTCCGACCGTCGACAGGTTTGCCGATCTCCGCGGTTCTGATGATGACGATGATCGGAGCCAGTCCGCGAAAGACGAACTCGCGGCGAGCAACGATTTCTGGGCAGGTCTGCTAGGAACGCAGCCGCATCGATATATTCCGGCGAGCCGGAAGCGTCGCCCCTTCATGATGTCGCGGGCCGATCAGTTGGAAACGCTTGTGACGAAGCCGAGGCCGCCCGTCACTTATTGCCCGCCGGGACTTCCATGTGGGCAGAAGCGCGTGGCCGACGCATTTCTCGGCTGTACCCATTCGCCCACATTCAATGCGGGTAGTGTGAGAAACGACAACCCTTGGCTTGAAAAAACCCTGTCCGCCGCGGTTCGGGCCTCAGTCTCCGACGAAGATGCTGCTGTTCTCGACGCAGCGCTCACTGCCAGAACGTTCCAGGATGTCGGTGCAGCCTTGGGAGTAACCGGAAAGACGGCAGAAAGAAAAGGAAAGGCTGCCCTGCTTAAAGCGACGGAGAGGCTTGGAAAGAAAATCCAAGAATATCTGGATATGCGGTCCCAATTTGCAGAGTTGCACGGAATGTAGATAGGGAATGCAATTCCCGCGTGTTCTTCTCCTCTTACGGCGGCTTCGGCCGCCGTTCTCTTTTTACCCACACATCATTCTTTCAATCGCAACACGGGAGGCCGTCATGGTCGACTGGACTTCCCGCGACTTCACCGTCGCGGAATGCGCCGCGCTTAGCGGCATTCACCGCGCCAACATCGATCTGATCGTTCACCGCGCGAAGGACTGCGACGTGCTTTTCTCCGAGAAGCGCGGGCGCAATCGCTGGTTCTCGCCGCGCGACGTCGCGGTTCTGCGGATCGCCTATGAGTGCGAACGCGCTGGCCAGACATGGCTCAACGCGCTGGCGCGGGCATTCGAGCACCTTCAGGAGCCGCCAGCCGCCGATGCCGTGATGGTCTTCAGGGCCAATTCGGTTTCGGCGAGTTCCGGCCGCGTCATCCCGGATCGCGATGTCGAGCGCCTGCCCGTCGACGAGACCATCGTCCTGATTCCCATCGGCAAGATCGTCGCCGACATCATCGAGCGGTGCGTCGCCATCATAAAGGAGGCCGCATGATTTGGCCGTTCAATCGTAAATCCGCCGGGCCAGCCGAGGGCAAGAGCCTAACGGATCCAGAATCCGAATCTTGGCAGTCGCTCACCGGCCTCTTTAGCTCATCGGCTGCCGGCGTGCCCGTCAACGCCGAAAGCGCCATGCGCGTGCCCGCAGTAAACGCAGCCGTGTCGCTTATTGCCGGCGCGGCAGGTACATTGCCCGTGCGCCTCTACCGTGACGGTCCCTCAGGCCGGGAGGCTGCAACCGATCACGCCGCCGCCGATCTCGTCAACGGCTTCGCGAACGATTGGCATAGCGCCGGAAAAATCCGCGAACTGGTCACGACAGATGCCATCCTGCACGGCGACGGATTCGCGTTCGTCAACAAGGTTGGCAAGCGCCCGGCGGAACTGCTTTATCTGCGCCGCGACAAGATCGTGGTGGAATATGCCGACACCGGCGAGCCGCGCTACAAGATCGGCGGCGAGACGTTCGGGCCGGATCGCGTCATTCATATTCAGAACCTGTCCCTCGACGGCGAGCGTGGCCTTGGGCTGCTTCGTGCTGGGCGGGATGCGATCGGGCTTGCAATCCTGCTGGAGCGGTCAGCGGCTCGCCTGTTCCGCAACGGGGCCCGCCCCGGCGGTGTTCTGACGTTCAAGGGCCAACTGCGCAAGGAAACCGTCGAGCGCATAGGCGCAAGCTGGCGCGCGGCACATGGTGGTGACAATTCCGGCGGCGTGGCTGTTCTCGACAATCAGGGCGAGTACAAGCCGATTGCGTTCACGTCGGTCGAGGCCCAGCATAATGAGCAGCGATTGTACGCTTTGGGCGAAATTGCCCGGTTAACCGGCGTTCCCGTCACCCTGCTGCAAGACCTGTCGCATGGCAATTTCGCGAACACGGAACAGCAATCGCTCACCTTCCTGCAACATGGCCTGTTGCCATGGCTGTCGGAATGGACGGACGCATATTCGCGGACGTTGCTCACGCGAGCCGAGCGCCGGCAATACAGCTTCGACTTCGATGTCGACGACCTGTTGCGCGCAGATACACAATCGAGGGCTTCATCGTTCGCCAGTCTTCGGGCTGCCGGCATCGTCACCGGCAACGATTGCCGACGCGAGCTTAACCTGCCCGCCCTGCCGGACGGTGACAGTCTGTCGTCGCCGTACACCACGGCCGGAAACGACAACACCAACACACAGGAGGCCGCCGCGTGAGCGTCGCCACCAATCACGGCGCGATCTTCGAGATCGACACCAAGGCTGTCAGCGATGACGGCCTTTTTTATGGGTACGGCTCGGTATGGGACGTGCTCGATTCACACAAGGAGATTGTCGCCCGAGGCGCTTTCACCAGCAGCTTGGGCAAGCGCCCGGCGCGCAAGGTGAAGATGCTGCGCGGCCACGATCAGTCCGAACCGATCGGGACATGGGAGTCCATCGTCGAAGACGAACACGGATTGAAGGCAACCGGCAGGTTGATCCTCGATACCGCCCGCGGACGTGAAACCCATGCCTTGATGAAAGCCGGGGCTCTTGACGGTCTTTCCATCGGCTTCCGCACTGTGCGGGACCGCATGGACCGCGCCAAGGGCGCTCGCGTGCTGGAGGAAGTCGACCTTTGGGAGATCTCCGTCGTCACTTTCCCCAGCAACCCTGACGCCACGATCAATGGCGTCAAGCACATGTCGGCCAGCAGTTTTCGCGAACTGGTCGATGCAATCAACGGCGCCCGAAGCGCCATTTCTTGAGGTACCTCATGACTATGCACATTTCTCCCGCCGATCTTGAAACCAAGTCGGCGAACGTCGATCCCGTCGACGAAGTTAAGCAGGCACTTGCTGCCCTGACTGACAACATCAACACGAAGACCGCCCCGGTTGCCGATCTCGCGTCGCGGCTCGATGAGATCGAGGCGAAGCTGGCTCGGCCCAACCTTGGCGGCAAGGCCAAGACCGAGGACGAGCCGAACGAGGAGCGCAAGGCGTTCACGCATTACCTCCGCCAGGGCAAGGAATCGCTTGGCGCTGACGAGGTGAAGGCCCTTCGCGTGGCTGACGATACCGCAGGAGGCTATCTTGCTCCCGCCGATTTCGTTGCCGAGGTCATCAAAGGCATCGTCGAGCAGTCGCCGATTCGCCAGGCTGCCCGCGTTGGCTCAACCTCTTCGGGCGAGGTGATCCTGCCCAAGCGCACCGGCCGCCCGACTGGCGCATGGGTAGGTGAGACGGAAACCCGCCCTGCCACCGAGTCCGCCTACGGGCAGATCGAGGTGCCGATTCATGAGATGGCCTGCTACGTTGATGTCAGCCAGCGCCTTCTGGAGGACGCGGCTGTCAACGTCGAATCCGAAGTTGCCAGCGATCTCGCCGAAGAGTTCGGGCGGCTTGAAAGTCTCGGCTTCAGTCGGGGCGACGGCGTGAAGAAGCCTGTCGGCATCATGGAGGCGGCGGGCGTCGCCTATACGCCGACCGGAAACGCCTCGACGCTCGGCACCAATCCTGCCGACACCATGATCGACGCCTTCTATGCGCTGCCGGCCTATTATCGAAACCGCGGCGTGTGGCTGATGAACAGCAAGACGATTGCCGCTGTTCGCAAGCTCAAGGACGGCTCGACTGGTGCCTATCTTTGGCAACCGGGCCTTGCGGCTGGCGATCCCGCCACCATTCTCGGCCGTCCGCTGATCGAGGATCCGACGATGGATGATATCGGCAGCGCGGCCGAGCCTATCCTGTTTGGCGACATTGCCAGCGCCTATCGCATCTATGACCGCGTGGCGCTGTCCCTGATGCGCGATCCTTACAGTCAAGCGGCCAACGGTCTTATCCGGTTCCATGCCCGTCGCCGCACCGGCGGCGCGCTGGTGCTTGCTGAGGCGATCCGCAAGATTCGCTGCACGACCACGTAATCGGCCCGGCAGTCCACCTTCCCATGGGCGAGCTTCGGCTCGCCCATCCTCTCTTTCCATAAGGATTTTCCATGCGCGATCTCGCACATAACATCGCTGCCATTCCGGCGCTCGCTCCCGCCGTGCAGGCGTCCGCCGCAACCGGCGCGGCTATCGACACCAAGGGCTTCGGCTCCGCGGCCATTATCGTCAACACCGGAGCGATTGCCGGCGACGGCGACTTCGGTGCCAAGCTCCAGCATTCCGACACCACGACCAGCGGCGACTTTGTAGACGCGCCCGCTGGCACGTTCACCACGGACGCGCCGGCAACGCTGGAGGCGAACAGCGCCTATCGGCTCGGCTACATCGGCGGCGCTTCCCTGAAGCGTTACGTCCGCATCGCGCTGACGAAGGCAGGCGGAACCAGCATCGCGGCCGGTGCCGTTGCCGTGCTCGGCAACGCGGCCGACAAGCCCGTCGCGTAATGCAGTGGGGAGGCTTCGGCCTCCCCATCCTCGCCATGCCCAGAGCAGCACCACGTTATTGCACCTGTGGTCGCCACGTCGTGCCCGCAGGACAGGCTTGCCCATGCGCCAAGGCACGGAAGGCCCAGAGCGACTCCAGCCGCCCCAGCGCCCGCGCGCGCGGCTATGACGCCGCATGGGAACAGGCCCGTGCCCGATGGCTCGAAGCGCATCCTGCATGCGTCTCGTGCGGTGGGCCGGCAACGCTGGTCGATCACATCATCAGCATCCGCAAAGCGCCCGAACGCAGGCTGGACCCGACCAACTTCGCCAGCATGTGTGCGACCTGCCACGGCCGCAAAACGGCAGCGGTGGATGGCAGCTTCGGACGTAATCCACATGGCTGACATCACCCGCTTCAGGCTCGACACCGTGCCGTTGGAGCGATCCGACATCATCGCACACTTCGATGTCCGTGTCGGCGACTTCACCATTCGCAACGGTTCGCTTCGTCTTCCCCATGATGGGCGCGATGCCTTCATAGCGATGCCTGGCAAGGGCACCTGCGGCATCAGCATCGCACAGCCATCCCAGACGCGCGACATCATCCACGACGCTGTGTGCGCCCGCTATCGGGCTGAGACAGGCCGCTGGCCATAGCCGGGGGCTGGGATCGGAGGATTGCCGATCGCGCCGGGACCGACGCCCCCGCATCGCTCACGAAAAATCGGATTTGGGCCGTTCATTAAAATCGAACGATATTAAGGAGTCCATTCATGGAATTGATAACACTTGCCGGCTTCAAGGCACATGCCCGGATCGCCGACAATTCAGAAGACGCGGTGGCGCAGCAGATTGTCGATGCCGCCAACGATTATGTAACAGGCCTGCTCGATCTGGACGAAACCGAACCCTATGTCCCGCCGGCTGACGTGAAACAGGCCGCCCTGCTGATCGCAGCGCATTGGTGGGAGAACCGCGACAATAGCTTTCCCGGCAGTATCGACGACATTCCGCTCGACGCCGAGGAAATCCTGCTGAACCACCGCGGATGGGCATTCTGATGGCCGCTCGCATAGGAGAATTGCGGCACCGCATCACTTTCCAGAAGGCCGAGTTGGTCGATGACGAATGGGGCGGGCAGATACAGACGTGGGTGGATAAGGGCACCGTCTTCGCCAAGTTCCATTACCTCCGCGGCGGCGAGGAAGTGATGGCGGCCAGACTCCAGGCCAAGCAACCCGCCATCATCACCGTGAGATCGGACGGCGTGACGCGGCAGGCCGATCCCTCGTGGCGCATCCGCGATGCCGAAGATGCGCTGTGGAACATCCGCGCCATCACCGATCCGACAGGCCGACGCGCCTGGCTGGAAATCCTCGCCGAGAAGGGTGTGCCGTAAGCGCCGCCACCAGACCAAACCAAAATCGAAGGACTGAAAATGACTGAGATTGATGTTCTCGGAATAACGATCCGCCGCGAGATCGAGTGGGATCGCGCCTTCTGCATCATGGGATTCGGAGATATCGCGCTTCCCCATTTGGAAACGACGCTGCGCGGCTGCGCACTGGTTCGATCTTCTGGCAGGATCATGGCACTGCCTCCGAAGGTTCCGGGCGCGAAGCCGGGCGACCTTGGGGCGATCCAGTGGAACGCGCGCGGCAAGTTTGGCATGCGCGTCAAAGACGTTCTGCTCGCCGCATATCAAAAGATGGGAGGTGAGATGCCGCCGTCCAAGGACCATCCCGCTGAAAAGCCGAGCCGCATCTATATCCCGCTGTCCGAACTTGATCTGGGCGGCACCGAGCATCTTCCGTATCAAGAGCGCATCCGGCTCGCCCTGGAAGATGAATCCCGCTGCCGTGGCGCCGAATGCTTTACCGAAATATGGGAACGCCCCGAGCCGTTCGCCGTCGACCCCAAGCTCGCCCGAAAGGACCTCCCCGACGACATGCCCGCCGATGCGCTGGAGCAGGCCGACAAGGCCGCTGCCCATGCCTGTCGTCATGCTGTCGCCCGCACGGCCACCGACGAGGATGACGACGTGTCCGGCCTGCATCGCACGCTCGGCATCTGCGCCGTCGAGGAAACGATGGAAAGGGCAGGACTGTAATGGCGCACCATACGCGAGGGGCCAAGGCCACGCCCCGTCCTGTGGCCGATCCGGTGCGCAAGGTGCCGGCTCCACCGAAAGACATGACCGACGAAGCCAAGAAGGAATGGCGGCGCGTCATGCCCGTCCTGGTCGAGCGCCGCGTTCTGTCCGCTGCTGATCTGGCTGCGGTCGAGCGGTACTGCGATGCGACGGGCGACATTGCGATTGCGCGCGCCCGCATCCGGCAGGACGGCGATTACGTCGAGAACCGGCTGGGCGAGCTGAAGCGTCATCCAGCATTCGCCACGTTGCGCGAGTCTACGGCCGAGGCCCGGCGCTGGGCTGCCGAGCTGGGCCTGACGCCTGCCAGCCGGAGCCGTGTCGGCGCGCACGAGGACGACGAAGACAATCCGATGGACCTATAGGAGGTGGCATGGCTCGCCCCGAATGGCTGTTCGACGACAGCCCGATTGATGACCCCATGGGTTACGGCCAGCGCGCCGTCGACTTCCTGTGCCAGTTGAAGCATCCGAAATCCCGGCTTCCCGGACGGCAGTGGCAGCTTGATCCATGGGTGGAGCGCCTGGTGCGGCGCATCTATGGCCCGGTCGACGAGGACGGCCAGCGGCAGGTCCGCACCGTCTTCGCCATGGTTCCCAGAGGCGCGCGCAAGACGACCATCGGCGCTGCGCTTGTGTGCCTGCACACCTTCGGCCCGGAGCGCATTCCAAACGGGCAGACGGTCAGCGCGGCGGCTGACGCCAAGCAAGCCCTGATCGCCTATGACGAGGCGCTGGGCATCGTGCAGGCAATGCCCGACGTTGCGGCCAAGCTTCAGGTCCGCGTCGGCACGCATAAAATCCGGCATCCGAAGAAAGGTGCGACATACGAGTCAATCTCGTCTGACGGCGCTACCCAGCACGGCAGGACGGTAAACTTCCTGCTGTCGGATGAAATCCACGCATGGAAGAAGCGCGATCTCTGGGAGGCCCTGAAAACGTCGCTGGCGAAGACGCCGGAGTCCCTGCACGTCATCACCACGACGGCAGGCCGCGGGCAGGACAATCTTGCGTTCGATCTCGTTTCTTACGCGCGCAAGGTGGCTTCCGGCGAGATCGTCGATCCGACCTTCCTGCCGGTGCTGTTCGAGCCTGATGCCGGCGCGGACTGGAAGGACGAGGCGCTATGGCATGAGGTGAATCCCGGCCTCGCGCTGGGCTATCCCGACATCAAGGGCCTGCGGGCGATGGCGCGGGAGGCTGAGAACCGGCCCGCCGATCAGGATGCTTTCAAGCAGTATCACCTGAACTTCTGGCCGGACCATTCCACGTCGCCTTTCGTCGACATGGCGACCTACGATGACGGCGGCGACCCGATCGACATGGATGCGCTCGCCGGGAAGGAATGCTGGCTGGCCGCGGACCTGTCGTCGAGCGGCGATCTCACCGTTGTCATCGCGGCATTCCGGGACGGCGACAACACCATCGTCGTGCCGCATTTCTTCTGCCCGAAGGATAACCTGCGGAAGCGGCAGGAGGCTTCAGGAGCGCCCTATGTGCAATGGGCGGCCGATGGGCTGATAACCGCCACCGAGGGCAATGTGGTCGACTTCCGGGCTGTCGAGGATCGCATCAGGGAACTGTGCGAGACCTACGACGTGCAAGAGATCGCCTTCGATCCGGCGCTGGCCCGGAACGTGCTGAACAACCTACTCGACGACGGCTATCCCGCCATCGAGTTCCGGCAGGGCGCGTTGTCCATGATGCCGGCCATCGCCGAGATGGAACGCGCTGTCATCGCCGGCAGGCTGAAACACGGCGGGCATGTTGTGTTGAGACACTGCGTCGCCAACTGCGAGGTCGAGACGAACAGCCACGGCCACAAGGTTCGGCTGCATAAGTCGAAGCGCTGGCTGTCGATCGATGGTGCCGTGGCCGCCTGCATGGCGATTTACAGGGCTAGCCTGGGCGAGAGTGCTGAAGGCGGATCGTTTTATGACGACGAAGGCTGGGAAAGCGCGCTGGCGGCGTTTGGGTGATGGTGGTAGCATGCTTGGAGAAATGGGAGGGCAGCATGTTCAATTTGCATCCGTTGCAACAGGCAATGCGGGATTTGGGTAAACAGCGTCGAGAAGAATTTAATCGCACGAAAGATATGCGCTTTGAGTGGTCTGCGAACTTGCTTGATCGATTCGCGGACGAGGTGTCGACAATGCCGTCATTAGGCGACATGGACCAGCTTGAGCAAGCAATTGCCGCTGATATCGATGGCCGGTTTATGTCGAAAGCTAACGCGATTATTTCGGAGGTCGGTTTTGCTCGGCAGTATGTCCATGCCGGCTTTCTGGCCAAAGACATCTTAGAGGGCGAGCCCAAGAGGCCAACTTCCGACAAAGCGGAGGCGATATTCTCTAAAATGTTGGGCGATACCAAGCCTATCTAAATGCCTTCGCAATTATTGCGAACCCTTGCGCGCCAGTTTGAATTGATACGGCAGATGCTGATCGATTCTACCCGCCATCGGCAGGCAGATCAGAATGATCCGTCTGCCGGCCGCCTTGACTTCAGCGCCGTGTCGATCAACACTGACTATCGGATGGCCACGCAGCTAGCGACTGCGATTCCACGGCCTTCCACCGCGCCTGCCAAGCGCGTCACCACCGCATGAGGAGATGACCATGACCAACGGCTCTAACCGGCCGGGCTGGTGCTCGGCCTCATTGCGGAGATGTGAATATGACGATTCGTCAACCTATCTTGGAAGAGCGCATCTGTGATCTGGCCCGCCGAACGCTGGCGGTTGCCATTGTAGCCGAAGAGGTGCGGCGCTCGCTTCATAGCTTTGCAGGCGTCTACAAGGATTCGCGCTTGCTGCTGGCGATGATGGAAAGCGAGCTTGAACTGCTGTTCGCTTACGTGGATGACGCAAAGGATGAGGCTCGGGATTTGCGCGCCGCCTTTTACGCCGAGGACGACGCAGCATGACCGCTCCCGCCCGAGACCGCATAGTAGGCTACAAAGGCCCGGCCCGTGTCGATGATGGCGATCGCGTTACCTACGAGTACGAGCGCCCTGACGGAACCCGCTATGAGCGCGACTTCGTATTCGTCATGCTCGACGCCGGAAAACGTTCGCGGCACGACGCGGACTGAAACCTGCCAATCAATACCGGCAGGCCCGTCGTCAGCAATGGCGGCGGGCATCTGCTGCCAGATTTGGCTACAATGTGGCTATAATTTTTATAGCCAGAAATCAAAGAGCCGGTAAGTCTTTGATTTTATTGGTCGGAGTGGCGGGATTTGAACCCACGACCCCTTGACCCCCAGTCAAGTGCGCTACCGGGCTGCGCTACACTCCGAACCGGCTGCTGTCTATCTGCTAATACCTCGGCAGGTCAACTGAAATCACGCGCGGGCGGGTGCTTATTCGTCGCTTCCTGCCGGATTGTCCACTGGTAACGATATTCCAGCCCGATCGCTCCCCATATCAGGCCGAGCAGCAGGTAGAAGTGACGCCAGTGATCGGTGTCGATC